TACTGTTGAGCCAAAGATAGTGGCTCACTTCATAATCAAATTCCCTTTCTTAAAAACTTTCCGGAAGAGCGCCTGTTTATTGTAGCGATAAATAGGCGCTTTTCCTATCATTTAGACTCTTTTTGAATCCGTCCGTAACTCACACACAACTCACACGTAACACACACAAGTATAAAAATAAAATGCCATCAGATCTTGTTGATGGCATCGATCAGTATAGATACGTCTAAATGCGTATATACCTTTTCGGTCAGATCCATAGCCCCGGAGTGGCCAAGGATCTTTTTAGTGACCAGTGGATTTGTATCCGCATTGGCCAACAGGGAGGCACAGGTATGTCTTGTATCATGTGGTGTATGATTCATATCCAGATTCTTCATAACTGGGGTCCATCGTGTACGCCTGTAATTGTCGATTTTGGCACGAGTCGATAAAGTATTGTTGATCAAATACTCCCCATCCTCTTCCATCCTTGCATAGACAAAAGGATAGATTTTTTCTGCAATTGGTACAATACGCTCTGCATTTTCAGTCTTCGTACCGTGGATCTCGATGTATCGATCATTCAGATGCACATCCTCTTTCTTGATGCTCAGCATCTCGCCAATACGCACACCGGTATAGATCAGCATCAGGACTACCTGCACATCTGCATCGAACTGATTATCCCATAGCCTTTTAATTTCTTCATTTGTAAAGATCGTATGGCCACGCTGATTAGGATTCTTGTTCTTATGTTTTTGCACATTGATAAGCCTTGAATAGTCCTTATCAACGATGTCATAGCGTAAGGCGTATTTATACATGGAATGTAAAAGGCTCTTGAATCTTTTTAGAGTCGGTGCGTTCTTTCCGGACTCATCGATAACACGCTGCAAATCTTTTGTTCTCAATTTTGACATCGGTATGTTATAAATTTTTGAACATGTCTTGTAGCAAGCCTTATAGCCGGCAATCGTTGAATCTGACAGTTCCGGGAAGTGTTCTTCAGACCATCGCTCCCATACCTGTGAGAAAGTCGTCTTACGTTCGGAAACATCGTAGGGCGAGAGATTATATTCTTCCAGCATCTTTATACCCTCTTCATACGTTTTGGCGTATCCGATCACTATGACGTTCTGTACAGCCTTGTCACCGATGAGATCCCATCCAATCGTCTTTTTCACGACAAAAGGTCTTCTTCTTTTTCTCTTGTCGATTCTAAATACAGTCCCGTAGCCGTTAGGCAGTTTCATTTTCTTTCTAGGCATAAGTACCCATCCTTTCTTTTTTCTTATATTTTTGGTAAAATGGGTACATAAAAAGTCAAATGATTGCGAGTCATTCTTTTTATGTATCCCGGATGTGCTGGTAACACATCCATTTGATCCCTTGGTGCTGGTAACACCGGGGATTTTTTATTTACTTGTTTACTTTGTGCTACAAATACTTTTCTAAAGATTCGAGTAGTTGCTCTTCCAGGTCATAGATATCGTCAATACTATTGAGTTCGTAGCGTACCGGTTCTTTATTTTCATCGGACAAGATGATGTGCTTGTTCTTTGAGTCTAAATTGATTCGGCATATCCATTTTCTTGTATTCCCGTCTAACAGCACTCCGAAGTATCTCTCTGTATCCTTGTGAGTGATTCTTGATCCAGGAACCTTTTTGCGTAAGATAGCTTTAACTACGGCAAAGGCATTGAGCTCATCATAGGTGGTATGAATCTTGCTCTTCTTTTCTTCTGCCTCTTCCTTTTGTTCCTCTTGTGGGGCAGCGGCTGTGTCTTCCTTTGGTGTATCCTCAGATTCAGAGCTTAGTAGAGTCTCTTTAAACTTACTAGACATACGGTCGTTGATAAATTGGCTCATGGCACGTTTTACTAGCGGCTGGAAACGTTCCACAACTTTTTGATTCTTGATACCATCATAAACTCCTTCATTAAGGATAAAGCGTACGAAATCTTCCGATGGATTGTCCACAATCTCTTTAAAGGCAGCTTTCAACAGATTCAGATATTTCAAATCTGATGCTGTACTAAGAATGGAGTCTATATTGATATTGGCCTTAGCAAAATTATTAAGATACTCTATGGCCTGATCACTCAGATGCTCCATATCTAATGTATAAAATGGCTTGGAGTCCATGACATTTGGTGAGTCAAGATCACTAAAGAATTTATAAATAATGCCGTTTGTCAAAATGGCAAAGCGTGATTTTGTGGTACCGAAATATCTAAATAATTGTGAGTCATGCTTATCTAGTTTTTCAGAACATGCTTTTGCCTCAATCAGAATGATTGGCTGTCCATCCTGTAAGATAGCATAATCTACTTTTTCACCTCTTTTGATTCCGACATCAGCCGTAAATTCCGGTACAAATTCTAATGGGTTGAAAACGTCAAACCCTAGAGCCTGGAAGAAAGGAAGGATAAAGGACTGCTTAGTCGCCTCTTCTGTCTCAATATTATCTTTAAGAGACTTGATCCTTTCACTCAGCTGATACATTTGTTCTTTTAATTCCATTTCTTATATCCTCCTACCGCAATGCGGTTAAAACCTTAGTCATTAAAATTCTTAATTGATTTTTTCAATTTTCCCACACATCTAAAATGCTCGTTCAACGGATCTACTGGGATAGGATCGTAATCGCTATTCATCGGTTGTAAAATGATCATACCGTTAACCTCTGTGTACTTTTTGCACATAGCTTCGTTTTCATCCACGCAGAAAGCGCCAATCATACCATTATATACAGATGATGTCTTTTCAAAAACAAGCAGATCACCATCATCGATGCCAGCGTCTTTCATAGAGTCGCCTTCTGCAATCTGGCAGAAATAGTGAGATGGGTCTGACAACCCTTTGGATGGCACAGGTACATACTCAATGACATCGTCATCCGCAAAACCGCCGTTGCCACAACAAATAGGTGGGTATAGGGGAATGCGGATAAAATCAATATCCGCCGATTGATACATACTCTCATCTCGCTCAGACGGAACATCATACCCAAGTAACCATGCCTCGCTCACATGTAAAGCTTTAGCCAATTCAAATATAGCTTTTTGTTTTGGGGCATACCTACCACTTAAATAGCTGCTTAATGCACCTTTATTTATACCTGTTCTTTTTACCAGTTCTGCTTGCGATATATCTATTCGATCCATAGCTTCTTTTAATCGTTCTGCTATAGTTTTCATGCTATCACCTCTGTACCTTTATATTAACGTGAAAGTTTAGAAAACACAACATTTTTAAAATTTTTTAATAAAAAGTGTTTACAAATCAAAACTTTCTTGCTATAGCAAAGATGCGTTTAGAAAACTAAACAGAAAGGAGGCTTTCTAAATGGAATTTGATTACAGTAAATTAAGAGGGCGCATCAAGGAAATCTATGGGACTCAGGATAATTTTGCTGATGCTTTAAATATGGGTAGAGTATCCTTGTCTCAAAGATTAACGGGTAAGCTGGAATTTACACAGGAGGAAATAATGAAGTCCTGTGAATTATTAAAGTTTGACCCATCCGAGATACCGTCCTATTTTTTTACGCCGGCAGTTTAGAAAACTAAACACAGCAAAGAAAGAGGGTGAAACCAATGGAAGAGGATAGGGAATATGAATCGTTTCTCAAATTCTGGGGCATCACCGAAGAAGAGGAAAAGCTATTTTGGAAGTTCTACAGAAGAGAGGTCAGGTATCGATGGGCAATTGCGATCCTAGTGATTATAGTAATCGTTCTATCAGTCGCTCTATGGCTTCGATAGACATTTCATCAGAAACCTGTCTCGAAACAAAGTATGACGCAATCATGGATGTGATGATCGATGTAATGATAGCGGCACCAACAGAAATAAGAAAGGGCCAAACCGCTTTGTCGAAAAACTTCTGACGGCGATAAATGCAGTAGCGATCGTACTTGTCGGTTAAGTGATATCGAGAGCGTTTGATTATCTTCTGATCCGTTGGGGCTGTATCCGAAAATGGATAATCGCTTTCTATAAATTTATAGGACATACACAGGGTAAATGTAGTCTTGCCTAGATAGTCTGCGGATACGGATTTAACGAAGCGCATGAAAAACAATTTACGTCTTTCATTAAGTTTCAGCTGAACATTTGAAAAGTCATACATATTGGGGACCTCACAATCTAAACAAATTTTATCACAGGAAAGGGGATTGAGAACATGACAAAAAAAGAGAAGGAATTAGAGCACGATCGTCAAACGTTACAGATGATGAGTCGAGTATCCAGGCACGCAGAGGTACAGCAAATCTTAGACAGTCAAGAGACTAAGGACTCATGGCAAATAGCCTTTTACATCATGGGGTTTGCAGCAGGGTGCTTGTGCACAACGGCGTTGATGATGGCATTAAACATCGTGCACTAGGAAAGGAGGGGTGACATGGCGAGTGTATATCTGAAACCACCCGAATTTACAGGCGAAGCCGTACCGGTAACCGTAGCTGCAGAAGTGATGGGTAAAGATCCACAGTTTATACGAATCGCTTTGATCCGAGGTCTATTGCCGATTGGGATGGCGATGAAGATCGACGAGGAAAGTAACCGGTACAACTACTATATCTCGCCCAAACTGTTTTGGGAGTACACAGGGTATGTGTACGAAAAGGCATTAAAAAAAGCGCAATCACCGGCAAAAGTAGAGAGCGCTCAATAGTGGATTGTCTTTTTAATCCACTTCTATTTTAACACAAAAGAAGGGAGAAAAACATATGCAAAAAGAAGGTAACGTATCATGACCCTCGATGTATTCAGATCCAAACACCTCTATTTCTCAGCTGAGGCATTTCTCGCCGACAGGGGACGAGAACCTGTTGAGGATGACTGGATCTACAAGGTGGACGGACGGCCGATCGTGCAGTCCAAGACGTATCCCGCGGGAGGCGGAAACGGAACGAGCGTAACGCTTGGCCGAATCAAAGGTACCCACTTTTGGGTTTACCCGGAATGGTGCCGAAAAGAAGGAGATTAAAAATGTTTAAAAAAGAACCAATAACAATTACGGAAGAACAGTTTATTAAGACAGCGGCGAAAGCCACGGAAAAGTTTTTCGATGAAACGAAAGACCTTGAAATCATATTGCCGATGGTAATTATGGCCTCCCTTATTTCACGTGAATTATTCCATGCGGGGGGGAGGGGCAGACTGATGGCAATGTGGAGGCTTAGCAATGATCGACGATGTACTTGTTGATGTATTGAGACGTGCCGGAAAGATGTCAAGAGCGGATCTTGTCAAAGCACTAAACATCCAATCCAAACATCCGGACCGACAGCTCCGCAACATCAAGGAGCGTGTCAATCTTGGTACCGGTCGGTTTGCCAATACGTTGATCGTTGGGTTTAGCGATCGAAAAGGTTACAAGCTTGCCGATACGGAGGCAGAACTGACGCACTTTATCATCGAGACCAACCACCGGTTGATGTCACTTCAGGCGCAGCTCAGCAAGGCGTGGAGGATGAGAGAAGACATAAGACGAAAGAAAAGAGAGGAAAAAGAATAATGGAAAAAGATTTTGAAACATTATTAGAAGCATTATTTGATCAAGAAGAAAAGACATTGATCAGAGCAGAAATTAAGTATGGTACATTTCGTCTACAAGTAACATGCGGGACGAATCCGGAAGCAGTAAAGAAAATCAAAAACGAATACGGTGTTGAAAAAGAAGAATTAAGCAAACTAATAGAAAAACACTTAGCGCAGCCTCTTGAAAGCTTAACTGAGGAATTGAGAAAGATAATGATAAAACATGTAGAAGAAAAATCCAGTTCACTATGTAGGGTTCTGAAAATTGATATTAATAAAACGGAGGGCGAAGAATGACAGTAAAGATCAATCAGCTAGAACTGGAAAACGTTAAACGAATCAAAGCGGTCAAGGTTGAGCCAACACAGAATGGATTGACCGTGATTGGCGGAAAAAACGGACAGGGAAAAACGTCTGTACTAGATGCTATTGCGTGGAATTTAGGCGGCGATACGTTCAAGCCATCCAGGGCGCAGAATGATCAGTCAGTTATTCCACCACATTTAAAAATTGAACTCAGCAACGGGATCATCGTTGAGCGAAAAGGAAAGAACAGTGCTCTGAAAGTGACGGATACCACCGGAAAGAAAGCCGGCCAAGCCTTACTGGACAGCTTTATCGAAAAGCTGGCTTTGAACTTACCTAAGTTTATGGCATCCAGTGATAAAGAAAAGGCCAACACACTGCTTCAGATCATTGGAGTAGGTCCTCAGCTGATGGAGCTGGAACGACAGGAAAAGGAAGCCTACCAGGACAGACTGATGGCCGGACGTATTGCCGACCAAAAGAAAAAGTTTGCTCAGGAACAGACGCACTATGACGGTGTGCCGGAACAGTTGGTGTCACCGCAGGAACTTATTAACCAACAGCAGGCTATCCTGGCGCAGAATGGTGAGAATGCCCGTAAGCGTGAAAAGGTGGACCAGTATGAATACCAGGTTCATACCTTGACCGAAGAAGTGGCCAGAATCCAACAGATGCTGAAAGAAAAACAGGATGCTTTGGCGAAAGCTATGAATGACTTAGCAATCGCTAAGACGGATGCAATGGATCTAGTGGATCAGTCCACAGAAGAATTGGAAAATAACCTGCAGGAGATCGAAGAAATCAACCGCAAGGTACGTGCCAATTTGGACAAGCATAAAGCCGAAGAGGATGCCCGTCAGGCAGAACTGGAATGGGAAAACAAGGATGCCGTGCTGAAGAAAGTACGTCAGGACAAACTGGATCTATTAAAAGGTGTCGATCTGCCACTGGAAGGGTTATCCATCGAAGACAGTGTACTGATCTACAAAGGGCAGAAATGGGACAACATGTCTTCGGCAGAACAGCTAATCGTGGCTACATCGATTGTTCGATGCCTGAACCCGGAATGTGGTTTTGTTCTGGTAGATAAGCTGGAACAGATGGACGTGGATAAGCTCAAGGAATTTGGTGCATGGGCCGAAAAGGAAGGCCTGCAGATCATTGGTACACGAGTATCGACCGGCGAAGAATGCAGCATCATCATCGAAGACGGCTACGTCAAAAGCCAGGCTGAAGAAGTACCAAAGCAGCAAACATGGAAGGCAGGTAGTTTTTAATGAAATATGAAATCACAGGTGGAAAGATTCCACATGCACAAAAAGTGCTCGTCTATGGCCCTGAAGGTGTAGGGAAATCGACTTTCGCAAGTCATTTTCCTGATCCTATCTTTATCGATACGGAAGGATCCACCCGTAATCTTAATGTCAAACGAATGCCAACACCGACAAGTTGGCCAATGCTGATCGATGAGGTCATGACAGTGGCACAGGAAAAGATGTGTAAGACGTTGGTGATCGATACGCTGGACTGGGCTGAGCGGATGTGTGCATGGGATCTTTGCCAGGCAAAAGGTTGGAATGGCATAGAAGATGCCGGATATGGAAAAGGATATACATACCTTGCCGAGCGTTTTGGCCAACTGCTGAATCGATTGGAAGATGTTGTACAAGCGGGTATCAATGTTGTTGTTACAGCTCATGCAAAGATATCCAAATTTGAGCAGCCGGATGAGATGGGCACCTACGACCGTTGGGAACTGAAACTTGAGAAGAAGACCGCTCCAATGGCAAAGGAATGGGCCGATATGATCCTGTTTGCAAACTATCAGACCATCGTTGTCAAAAGCAAGGATGGAAAGTCAAAAGGACAGGGTGGCCAAAAACGTGTGATGTACACCACACACACGGCTACATGGGATGCCAAAAATCGTGATGATCTGCCAGACAAACTGGACTTTGACTATGGCCAGATAGCTCACTTGTTTACGGATGCATCGCCACAAAAAACACAAGTCCAACAGTCTGTAGCCGAACAAACCGTTGATCCGGATCCGCTGCCATATAACACCGGCGGTTTGGACATCCGAGATGGCTTGGATCAGGAGCCGCCAAGGATCACCGATCCGGAAGACATACCGGTACAAAAACAGTTGGTTTGGGATACACCGGAATATCAGGGAATCCCTAAAGCGTTGCTGGATCTTATGAAAGCCAATGATGTCTATGAAGAAGATATTCGTAAGGTCGTGGCCATGCGAGGGTATTTCCCGGAAGACATGCCGGTTAGAGAATATCCAAAAGACTTTATCGACGGAGTACTCATTGGTGCATGGAATCAGGTCTACGAAATGATAAAAGAGAAAACATTACCGTTTTAATAAATAGGAGGAAATAAACATGGATTATCAAAATCAATACGGATATGGTCAGCAGGCACCGCAACAGCCTGCAAACAATCAGGGAACAGCTCTTGGATGGGATGATGAAGTCGAAGAAAAGACTTTTACCTTACTGCCGGAAGGAACTTATCCATTCCGTGTAGATAGCTTTGACCGTGAGCAGCATAATGGCACAGACAAAATGCCGCCTTGTAACGTGGCTAATGTACATTTAGTCATCAATCACAATGGCGAAGATGTACATATCGATAAAAAGCTATTTCTACTGTCAACCAATGGCCAGTTGTTTGCTTTTTTCAGAGCCATCGGTGCACAGACATTACCAGACGGGCGTATCAAAATGGATTGGTCAAAAGTTCCGGGAGCAACAGGATATGTAGTGATCAATCACCGTAAATATAACGGCAACGAATATAACAACATCAAATCCTTTGTTGATCCGTTAAAACAGACAACGACTCAACCAACACAACCGCAGCAAGGTTGGCAAGGTGGTCGATTTTAGTGGAGCTTAGACCATACCAACAGCAGGCTAAAGACGCCATTTTCCGGGAATGGAATCAGGGGCATAATAAAACGCTCCTGGTTCTGCCGACCGGATGCGGTAAGACAATCGTGTTCGCAAAGGTGGCCGAGGAATGTGTACGTCACGGTGACCGTGTATTGATCATGGCGCATCGTGGAGAGTTGCTGGAACAGGCCAGCGATAAGATTGCCAAGACCACAGGACTAGGTACAGCGGTGGAAAAGGCTGAACAGTCCTGTCTGGGATCGTGGTTTCGCATTGTCGTTGGCTCTGTCCAGTCTCTGCAGAACGATAACCGACTGAATAAGTTTGATCCGGATTACTTTGACACCATCATCGTGGATGAAGCACATCACGTTTTGTCGAACAGCTATCAGAAGGTCATGGAGCACTTCTCCGGGGCAAAAGTACTGGGAGTAACTGCAACACCAGACAGAGGCGATATGCGCAATCTGGGTAACTTCTTCGAATCCCTGGCTTATGAATACACATTGCCAAAAGCCATCAAAGAGGGATATCTGAGCCCGATCAAAGCTATGACGATTCCATTGAAAATTGATTTCTCCAGTGTATCTGTACAGGCAGGAGATTTCAAGGTCAGTGATATCGATACTGCTTTAGATCCTTACTTGCACCAGATCGCGCAGGAAATGAAAAAGTACTGCATGGACAGAAAGACCGTGGTGTTTCTCCCATTGGTAAAAACAAGTCAAAAGTTCAGGGATATTCTCAATTCGGAAGGATTCCGCGCCGCCGAGTGTAACGGATCCACGCAAGCCCGTACGGAAATCTTGGAAGATTTTGACAAGGGGAAATACAACGTGCTCTGTAACTCCATGCTACTTACAGAAGGATGGGACTGCCCGTCTGTGGACTGTGTGATCGTGCTGAGACCGACTAAAGTTAGATCTTTATACTGCCAGATGGTAGGACGTGGGACAAGGCTTTGTGAAGGTAAAGAAAATCTACTTTTACTAGATTTCTTATGGCACACGGAGCGTCACGAGTTATGTCATCCTGCTGCACTCATCGCAGACAGCGAAGAAGTGTCCAAGAAAATGACTGAGAACATGGAAAAACAGGCAGCCATCGATCCAATGGCCATTGACCTGGAAGAAGCCGAGCAGACAGCTCGTGAAGATGTACAGCGTGAACGTGAGGAAAAGCTGGCCGAGCAGTTGGCGGCTATGAAAAAACGCAAACGTAAGCTGGTTGATCCACTTCAGTTTGAAATGAGTATCCAGGCAGAAGATCTGTCAAGCTATGTACCAGCCTTTGGTTGGGAGATGGCACCAGCCAGTGACAAGCAGATAAAAGCACTGGAAAAGTATGGCATCTTCCCCGATGAAATTGACAATGTCGGGAAAGCAAATTTATTGCTCGATCGGCTGAATAAGCGCCGAGAAGAAGGCTTGACTACACCGAAACAGATTCGATTCCTGGAAAGTCGAGGTTTCCAGCATGTGGGCACATGGTCGTTTGAATCGGCCAAGAATATGATCGACCGGATAGCTGCCTGTGGATGGAGGATGCCACATGGCATCAAGCCGGCCGAGTTTAAACCGGAGGTAGCGCAATGAATACAGCAAATATCATAGATTTAAATATAGATATGTTGGAGCATCACCCAAAGAATCCAAGACAGGATTTAGGGGATCTCACGGAACTGGCAGACAGTATCCGGGAAAAAGGAATACTGCAGAATCTGACAGTCGTGCCCAATGATCATCATACCTACTATGTGGTCATTGGTAATCGTAGACTGGAAGCGGCTAAGATAGCCGGATTGGAAAGTCTTCCATGTGTTATCTCACTAATGAAGGAAGATGAACAACAGGCTGTTATGCTCCTGGAGAACATGCAGCGTAATGACCTGGATCCGTATGAACAGGCACATAGATTTCAAATGTGCCTCGACTTAGGCATGACGGAAGACGACCTGAAGAAAGAGACAGGCTTTTCCAAAAAGACTATTCGACACCGATTGAATCTTCTGAAGCTGGATCATGATAAGTTCAAAAAGGGTGTAGATAGAGGGGCCACCCTTCAGGACTACATCGATCTCGAGCAGATCAAAGATGAAAAAGTAAAAGACGAATTCCTTGAGTCTATCGGTACAAAAGACTTTCGCTACAATCTCAACCTGGCATTGGAAAATCAAAAAAGAGATAAACTGAAATCCAAAGTTATTGAAAAAATTCAATTACAGGGAATTGCAGAAGAAGACAAACGACCTGAAGGATATGGATACTTCAAATGCTTATATGGAATACATGACTACAAAGCGTTTTTAAAGGAAGATCCTCTGGAAGAGCCTGAAAAATACTGTTTTCGTACTGATGATAGTACTTTCATTTATTTGTATAAAAAAAGAGATGATGAACAAAATAAAAAGTTAGCAATACCAGTCAAAAAAGAACCGACAGAAGAGGAAAAGGCAAAAGAAAAAATCATTTTAAAAGCGAATGCTGCTTATCAGGCCAGGTTGGAATTTGTACAGGGAAAAATGAAGGAACTGCCTGCAGATATCCATGTTTTATCTGATTTTTCAGCTATGTACATAGCTATCAAACAAGACTTGATTGAAGTCAATTATCGCTGCAATTACTATACAAATTTGGAGCTAATTATAGGGAGCAAAGACGAAATAAATAAGCCATCCGGTATAAAGGAAACAATCAAACTTTTATTCGCACTGATTTATTCAGAGTTTGAAATAAATAATTCAAATATTTTGTTTGAATATACCTGGAATAGCAAGAGAGTCAATGAGTATAAATCGGATTTAAAACAAGGCATTGAGAGCTATTATGAATGGCTGGAATCCTTTGGATATGTTGCATCTGAAGAAGAAAAACAAATCATGCTTGGTACGCATCCTTTATACGAGGTAAAAAATGGAAAGTAACATCAAGCAGCTGCTGTACTACATTGATCCGGCAACCTTAAATTATCAAGAATGGATCAATATTGGTATGGCGCTAAAACATGAAGGCTATTCTGCATGGGACTGGGAAGAGTGGAGCCGAAGGGACTCCGCTCGATACCATCCCGGAGAATGTGGATTGAAATGGGAAACATTCAGAGAAGATAGTGGAAATATCGTCACAGGTGGAACCATCTATCAGATGGCCTATGAAAGAGGATATACACCACCCATAAAAGAGGAAGCAGTCGCTTTAGGTTGGGATGATGAGATATCGGATGACTATGTAGTTGTCGATTCTGAACACGTGGAAGTGCTGCCGATAGAACAGCCGGACGGACGCAGATGGAAGCCTGTGAGCGATCTTATTAAATATCTGGAAACATTATTCAACGATGAGGATATCGTTGGTTACGTGACAAAAAGCTGGGTTAACGAGGACGGTAAACATGTGCCAACTCAAGGCTCCTACAAAAAGACAGCAGGTCAGCTTATCGCCGATTTAAGAAACTGCAAAGGCGACATCGGAGCGGTCATGGGAGACTATGATCCGGAGGCTGGTGCATGGATCCGTTTCAATCCGCTGGACGGCCAGGGGTGTAAAAACTCCAACGTAACCGAATATCGCTATGCTTTGGTCGAATGTGATGATATGGATCTGGCCAAGCAGAACGCATTGATTCGTGAGTTGGAGTTGCCGGTAGCCTGTCTAGTTTATAGTGGCGGAAAATCCATCCATGCCATCGTCAAAGTGGATGCAGCCGATAATAAAGAATATAGAAAGCGTGTAGATTACCTTTACAAGATATGTAAAAAAAATGGTCTGATCATTGATGAACAGAACAAGAATCCAAGCAGACTGTCACGTATGCCTGGAATCAAGAGAGGTAAAAATAAGCAGTTTCTCATTGATACGAATATTGGAAAGAGTTCCTGGAACGAATGGGAAGAATGGATCGAATCAGTCAACGATGATCTGCCAGATCCGGAGAACCTGGCAGACGTTTGGAACGATATGCCGTGCCTTTCTCCGGAACTCATCAAAGGCGTATTGCGCTGTGGACACAAGATGCTGATTTCTGGTCCGTCCAAAGCTGGAAAGTCCTTTGCATTGATCGAACTGGTTATCGCAATGGCTGAGGGGGCAAAATGGCTGGAATGGGACTGTAAGCAGGGACGTGTAATGTATGTGAACCTGGAATTGGACAGGGCATCCTGTCTGCATCGATTTGAGGATGTGTACAAGGCCATGCATCTGGAACCTAAAAACATTGGAAACATCGATATCTGGAACTTACGTGGGAAGTCTGTACCTATGGATCAGCTGGCACCGAAACTGATAAGACGTGCCGCTAAAAAGAATTATATCGCTATCATCATCGACCCAATCTACAAGGTCATTACCGGTGATGAAAATAGTGCTGATCAGATGGCAAATTTTTGTAACCAGTTTGACAAGGTGTGCACCGAATTGGGGTGTGCGGTGATCTACTGTCACCATCATTCAAAGGGCGCGCAGGGCGGTAAACGCTCGATGGATAGAGCCAGTGGTTCAGGAGTCTTTGCACGAGATCCCGATGCGCTGTTAGACCTTATTGAGTTGGAAGTTTCGGACACAGTTCGAGACCAAGAAGAAAATAAAGCGGTATGTAATTTCTGTATGACCTGGCTCAAGAAATATGGTCTGCAGGAGCAAATACCGATTGATGATCAGTTCAGTCAGGTACGCATGCTGGAATGGTGCAGGGATCTTTTGAAACCGCAATACAAGCAAATCACAGAGGAATTAAAGACCGTCAGAGAAACGGCCAAGGCACGTACTGCCTGGCGCATTGAAGGTACGCTACGTGAGTTCAAACGCTTCGAGCCGGTCAATCTATGGTTTGACTATCCAGTTCATCATTGGGACCGTACAGGCGTTCTGAAAGATGTCCAACCGGATGATAGCAAACCATTCTTTCAAAAGGGAAAGGAAGCACGAAAGAGAAAGGCAAAATCAAAGCGTGATGATATTCATGCCTCAACTCTACAAGCATATGAAATGCTGCAATCATTACACCCCGATGAGCCTGTAACAATTAATGAATTGGCCAATCATTTTGGCATGACTCCAAAGGGAATAAAGAACCGACTGAAACAGGAAGAAAGCTATCTAAAATTTGATAATGGAACGGTTTATCAAGTGTGTGGAGAGGTGGAAGCGACCTAGGTCAGTTCCTATACACTTCCGGTGGAAGTAACCAAGGTCAGTTCCATGACTTCCACTAGGGGGAAGTGACCAGCAAATACTGGTGACTTCCGGGGGAAGGAAGTCACCAATATATACTACGTATATAAACCTGGCGGTTCCACCCTGTTGACACAGGGGAAGTGGCCAGGTGGAAGTTCCTGGCCCACTTCCCCGTGCATCAAACAGGGTACGCGCGAAGCAAGAGAGGAGAAAAAGAAAATGGGAAATGAAGAATTTTTGAAATCATGTAAAAAAATTTTAGTGAAATATATCAACGAACATTTGGATCATACAGATTGGATGAAAATCGATGAATCGAACATCTATCCAGTATGGTTGACAAAAGTATTACAAAACAACAAAGGTTTGTTCTCGACCTATCTACCAGATGGAATGTATTACGAGATCACCTTCAACGGCAATGATGCAGAATTCTATCTGGATGCTTATAAAAAATTTCAGAATGTGGCAATCAAAGAAAGTGACATCGCATGATAGCTGAATTTTTTATGCCAATGATACCGCCAACTGTAACGGCGCAAGAGCATAAGGTAACAATGATCAAAGGCAAGCCCGTGTTCTACGATCCGCCAGAATTGAATCAGGCCAAAGCAAAGATTACAGGAGCTTTGTACAGAGCTATGCCGGAAGATTGGCAGACGATCACAGTCCCTTGCCGATTGATGGTGAAGTGGTTATTTCCGCTAAAAGGGAATCATGCAGACGGTGAATGGAAAGCTACTAGGCCGGATACGGACAATCTGCAGAAAGCACTTAAAGACGGAATGACAGCGTTAGGCTATTGGAAAGACGATGCGCTTGTGTGCAGTGAGATCGTGGAAAAGTTCTGGGCGGCAAAGCCTGGAATTTATATCAGACTGGAGGAACTGGAATGTGGGAAGGTAAAGCAGTAGAAGACGGGCGAATCGTCCGAGGACAAAAGTTAATGTATGAAGGTCTATTTAATGCCTACATCATACAAATAGAGCCAAGAGGTTCTGTTACAAGAACCAAGATCGTACTTGGATCAGAAAGAGAGATAAAAAAATGAAACAGGAATATTTAGATGCCGTGAATAAACTAGAAAACGAATACGATGCATTTTACATCGAGAACAAGTACGGCGATGGAACACACAAAAAAGAATTTGAATTGCTGGCGAAGCTTAAAGGCGAAAAGGTGCCAAATGCTTTGAGATGGATCAAGCGATGCTATGACTGCTACTACAAGAATGAGAATGGACCGGACAGTCCGTTTGCCTATCTGAGACAGGTTATCGACGATGAATTGTAGAGATGTTGACTGAAAAAGAGTGTAGGCAAGCGTTGGAAATCCTAAAAGCACAAGTGAACTATGAAAATGTGGACGCCATCATCTGCTTTAAAGAGCTGATCGATGAGCACTTTGACAATCCACCTCTTACGCTAGATGAATTGTATGAATTTGTAAAACAAGATACGGATTATCATTATTTGCCTGTATGGGACAATAAATTTGGTGGTCAATGGTTTGTTTTAGAGAATATAAATGGTAATAAACTTAAATTCAAAGGATATGATCACCCAATCGAATTTGAAGAGGGCAGGTATTACCGAAAGGAAGTGCAAGAATGCAATTAACAGAAAACGAATGTTCAGATTAAATAGGACTAACCTCGTACCTGGTAAGGACCGGCTTGCGTGATTTCAGTAAAACCTCCTTCTACTTAAGATCGTTTATGGCCAAACCCACAAGTACCAACGATACGCGCATACGCGAGTCGGCCCTTACTGGGTGCGAGGATACACGGAAAGGATGAAACAAAATGAATGTTTACGGTGTCTATGACGTAACTACGGATCTGCCTGTTTGTGTTGGTAGCCTGTATGACTGCTGCAACTTTCTAGGTATAAAACCTGGAGCCTTTCGCAGTCTCGCAAGCAAACAAAAACACCATATACGCAACCCAAGAAAATATAAAATCATGAGACTGTATAAGGAGGACAAATAATGTTACAGCTTAAACACAATTACTTTATCGACAGTGATGGCAACTGTCTAAAACTCTGTAAGAGGGCCGTAAGGCACGATGACGAGGCAAACACCGATAGAGAGGTAGTAACACTCATCGGCTATCATACCGACCTGTCAACAGCTCTCAGGAGCTACACACGGAGTGTGGTTAACGAGCATATCTGTAATAACGATACTACGTTGGACCTTGTCTGGATCTGCTAAACGAGCTGGATGAGGAGGTGCAGGGTTATGGAGCCTAAGCTAGACGTCGGCTTTAAGCCAATCAGCCAGTCTTGCCGCACTTTCGGCGATACGGTACTGGCCTCTTGGCGGTTTAAGATCCACGGACCTTATGAGCTGATCGTATGGTACAAGGCTAAAGGACCAAAGATCCTTACAAGAGGTGACAAGGATCATCCGTTTGAGGCGCGCTTTGTCAAAAACTCGTTTGACGGCGAGAGCTACACTGAGGTGTTTACCAATGGATACTTGGACAATAAAGGCGTGGAGCGGTTGATCCAGGACTTAACTATCAAATTTGCATATGGCGATCAAAGCGCCATGATGCCGGCAGCATAAAAGAGGAGGAATAAAAATGGGACAAATAGAAATAAGTTTTATCGACAAACAGACAGGGCTTCCGTACTCATTGCCAAAGCCAACAAAGCTGATCGTTAACGGACCGGCGACAGTGATCCTTTGGAGTGACGGTACCAAGACCGTCGCAAAATGTAACACGGATGAGCCGTTTGATCCGGAAAAAGGTGTAGCGATTGCTATTGCTAAAAGGTTTATATCGTCAAATAAACTTAACAAGCTGTTTGATGACGCTTTATCTCAAATCGATGACAGTGATAATAATCCGTTTAACACATGGATCGAAAGTATACGAGCTGCTACAACGATCTTTGTCAGTGGCATCGGGGGTGACAAAAAATGAGCGGCGGGAAATACAATCCTGCCGTCCTCTGGCACAAACTGGGATACAGGAGCAACAAGATCGTTGGTGTGGTCAAAAACTATTTTAAGGCGGTTGGTCATCAGACCATTACCTTTGATATGCAGGGCCGACAGGTCGCTGTTACCGATGAGAGCGCCAACAGCGTGGTATTGAGCGCAAAAGAGATCGAGGCTATTTATTTTACAGCCAAAAGTATGGGGTGGTTAAACAATGATTGATATGTTGATCGAGACCGTTAAAGGTCTAGGCTTAATAGCCTTAATTGTATTTCTAGCATTTGTGATCGTAGTGATTATGCAGACTTTGATCCAGACGATCACTAAGGGGGGCCGAAAGAATGAATAAGGGTCATTACCTCGACTGCATTGAGCTGCTTGAGCGTAACAGTCGCAAGTCCTCTTACGTCAAAAACCAGGCAGAGGACTTGAGGCGGTTAGTCGATGAGCATTACCAACTTGTCGAAGATCATACAAAGCTCGAAAGAGCGTACTTTGGTCAGCAGACCACAATCGAGCATCTACAAGAGCAAATTTGCAAGATTAAGGGATACAGAGAAAAGATTGACCGCCGTGTAGGAGGTAGCCAATGACAGACGATAAAGCAAAGTACATACTCCACGAGATCAAGAGCTTGCGGAGATATCAAAAGATCATTCAGGGCATTGATCTCGACCTGAAAAGAGTACATGAGGAGATCCGGACGATTTCGGAGCCCTCTTGCCCTCAGGGGCATGGCGACTTACCAAAAGTCCAGAGCCACGCAGATAAGTCATCACTGGTGCTTGGATTGATGACAGACGAGGCGGAACTTATAAAAGAGCGAGATAAGTTTGTGGATCGTCGGAAAGAGGCCGATGACTACTACACCAAACTCAAACTTGTCTGCACACGGCAAGAGCTGGACTTTGTCGATGCCTTTTTCCGGGGAGTATCGTACAAGCGCCTGTCCATTGATCACCACTACGAGAATCCGTATCAAAGCATGATTGTTTTGATCAAACGCATCACTGCGTAATTGCGTAGTAAACTACGCTGTCAAGTGTGTTAAAGTGATAGTGTCGAAAAGTAAGATAAAAAGACGTAGATGATATAAAGACCGTTCTTTGTATAATTATTGGCGTAATCAGTTAAAGAACTTACCTAATCATCGCAGAATCTCTATTCGACAAACCTTAAAAAATTGGCCGGCTTATTAGTCGGCCTTTTTTGATGCCAACAGCTGACCATGCTTTCTTTCTCCTAACTTTAGCATCGAGTCAGCACCAGGCACGACGGAAAGGAGGTAGCCTATGACCGAGAAAATGATGCTGTTTTGCGAAGAGTATTTAAAAGACAAAGAGCTCAATGCCAGCGCTGCTTATAAGCGTGTGTACAAGACGTGCAAGTCCGATATTACGGCAAGATCCAATGCATCCAAGCTGTTAAAAAGACCGGATGTTAGAGAGTACATACAAAAAAAGCAAGCTGAGATACACGATCAAAACACAGCGGACATCAAGGAGATCGAGGAGTACCTCACTTCTGTGGTGCGTGGTAAATCAAAGTCGGAGGTGTTAAAACTCAATGGCGACGGATACCAGGTTGTCGTTGAAAAGCACCCGGAAGAAAAAGACCGTATTCGAGCGGCCGAATTACTGGGTAAGCGGTATGGGATGTTTAAAGATGGATTGACTTTGGATGGCGATATGACGCTTAACATCAAGGTGGATTATGGATCTGACGATTAAGGCTAACCGGGTATTTAAAGCACCGGACCAAAGTCAAAAGCGTTACATCGTCATGAAAGGATCTGCTGGTTCGGGAAAGTCCTTTGACACCGCCCAGCACTACATCCTACGTCTGATGTCCGATCCAGGTCGTAATTTGCTGTGTGTCCGAAAATCGGACGTTACCAATCGAGACAGCACCTTTGCCGAATTACAGGGTGCTATTTTTCGTATGTTTGGAGAGAGCTACAAAAAGTACTGGTACATCAATTCGAGCGATATGCGCTTGGAGTGTATCGCTAACCACAACCAGATCTTTTTCCGTGGAGTGAACGATGAAAAGCAACGAGAAAAGCTAAAGTCCATCGCCGTAAAGCGAGGCAAGCTTACCGATGTGTGGATCGAGGAAGCCACAGAGCTAACGCAAAGCGACTTTGAGATTATCGATGACCGTCTACGTGGGGAGCTACCAAAAGGACAGTTTTACCAAATCCGCCTGACCTTTAACCCGGTCAGTTCGAGCCACTGGATCAAAAAGCACTTTTTCGATCGTGCCGATCCGGATGTCTTTACGCATCATTCGACCTACAAGGACAACCGCTTTATTGACGATGCATATTATCGACGTATGGAGCGACGTAAAGAGGTTGATCCGGACGGATACCGTATTTACGGACTTGGCGAGTGGGGAGAGGTTGGAGGATTGATCTTGACCAATTACGTGATTGAGGAATTTGACACCTCGCCGGAGCGATTTGATTACATGGTCAATTCGCAGGATTTCGGGTACAACCACGCCGACTGTATTGGAGAGGTCGGCTTTAAAGATGGCGAGCTGTATCTGTGTCGAGAAATCTACGAATTTGAGAAGGATACAGGTGAGTTGATAGAGCTGGCCGACAAGCGAGGCTTTAACAAGTCTTTGACGATGTGGTGTGATTCCGCAGAGCCGGACCGTATCAAAATGTGGCGCAAGGCTGGATACAAAGCAAGAGGTGTTAAAAAGGAGCCTAACAGTGTACGGGCTCAAATCGACTATCTGAAACTACACAAGATTCACATCCATCCAAGCTGTGTGAATACGATCAAAGAGATCCAGCAGTGGAAATGGAAAAAGAACGAGAAAACTAACGAGTATTTGGATGAGCCTGTCAACTTTTTTGATGATGCAATGGCCATGCTGCGATACTCGATCGAAGAGGAAAGAAAGCCGAAAGCAAGGCTGAATATATTGACAGGAGGTATCTAGTATGGACAAGCTCAATAGCTACATCCAACCGGATGAGCTCATTACCTTACCGGATGACAAAGAGATGAGCATAGCAGTGCTGCAAGATCTGATTGCTGAACACAAAAAGCTGTGCGTCACGCGATATGAAACGCTGCGAAAAGCGTACATCGGGGACTATCCGATTTTGCATCAGGCAGACAAAGAAAAATACAAACCCGATAACCGAATCGTGGTCAACTTTGCCAAGTACATCGTTGATACCATGCTCGGTTTTTTTATCGGCGTGCCAATTAAAGTCAACTCGCAGGATGAGCGAGTGGCCGAGTATCTAAACTTGCTGGATCAGTACAATGACCAGGATGACAACAATGCCGAATTGGCAAGGATCTGTAGCATTTACGGCAAAGGATATGAGGCGTATTACAACGATGAGAGTAGCCAGGTCGCCATCACGTACTTGAATCCGTTAGAGGGGTTTATGGTTTACGATGAGACAGTGCAGCAGAATCCAAGATACTTTATTAGCTATAAAGTGGATTCGGAAGGCTATACGCATGGTGAGGTCAGAGATGCATCGAAAATCTACTTTTTTACGGACAAAGGAAATTTCCATTTCACGAAAGAAAAAGAGCACGGGTTTAGTGATATCCCAGCTACCGAATTTATCGAAAATGAAGAACGTATGTCGATCTTCGAACCTTGTTACTCAATGATCAACGCCTACAACAAAGCAATATCGGAAAAGGCTAACGACGTGGATTACTTTGCCGATGCGTACCTTAAGATCTTGGGGCCAAAGCTGAGCGAGGAAGAATTGAAAAGCGTGCGAGATCATCGCATCATCAATCTGGAAAAAGACGATCTGTCCGGTGTAGAGGTGGACTTTTTGGACAAGCCAAACGCCGACACCACACAGGAGAACTTGATCAACCGCCTGGAAAGACTGATCTTCCAGAACTCGATGGTCGCTAATATCAACGATGAAAACTTTGGTACGTCAAGCGGTATCGCTCTCAAGTACAAATTACTGTCCATGTCCAACTTGGCAAAAACCAAAGAACGTAAGTTTGTATCTGGGATGAACCGCCGATACAAGGTCATCTTTAGCAACGCCATTAACAACATGGCAGCCGATGACTGGTTAAAAGTCGAATACAAATTCACGCAAAACTTCCCGGCCAATCTACAAGAAGAAGCACAGATAGCCCAGCAGCTGAGCGGTATAGTGAGCCAGGAAACACAGTTAAGCGTATTGTCGATTGTGAATGACGTGAAGGCAGAAATGGACAAGATTGAGGCCGAGGCAAACACAGATAAGGTCATCGCTCAGTACTTTGATCCTACGGATGAACAAGAAAACCATTTGCCGGGGGATGAAGTAGATGCCGAAGAATAGCGAGGACTACTGGAGAGAGCGCGAAGAAGAGCAAAGGAAGCACAACATCACGGACGAAAGAGAGTACAGAAAAAATCTGGAACGGATCTACAAGAATATGCTTTCCGAGGTCAGTGATCAAATCTACTCTTTTTATGCTAAATATGCTAATAAAGAGGGAATCAGCATGGCCGAGGCCAAAAGAAGAGCGAATAAGCTTGATATAGAGGCCTACGCTGAGAAAGCTAAGAAGTATGTAAAAGAAAAAGACTTCTCAGATCAGGCTAATGAAGAAATGCGTATCTATAACTTGACCATGAAGGTCAATCGCCTGGAACTTCTAAAAGCGCAGATTGGTCTTGAGCTTTGTGCGGGATCAGATGAAATCGAGAAGTTTATGGCCGAGCAATTAGAGGGCCGGACATTGGCTGAGATTGAAAGACAGGCCGGCATCTTAGGTAAGTCTATCCAGAACAATAAGGAGCTTGCTAAAGCAATTGTGAACGCATCTTTTCATAACGCGACTTTTAGTGATCGCATATGGGCCGAACAGGCTTCTTTGAGAAATCAGTTGTCTACCATCTTACAAAATGCCCTGATTGCCGGTAGACACCCTAGAGATTTTATTCCCCAGATCCGTAAGATCTTCGATGTCACAAAAAGCCAGGCTAATCGCTTACTTGTGACCGAGATGGCAAGAGTACAGACAGAAGCGCAGATGCAGTCTTTTAAGCGTAACGGCTTTGATGAGTACACCTTTTTAGCGCTAGGAACAGCCTGTGAGGTGTGCCGTAAAATTGACGGGCATCATTTCAAGGTTGAGACAGCTAATGCAGGCGTCAATATGCCACCGATGCATCCGCATTGTCGATGTAGCACGTCAGCTTATATGGACGATGACGATTACAATGATTGGCTAGATAGCTATTCTGAGCACCATCTTAATTTCCAGGATTGGAAAGATGCAAATCGATCGTCATTATTACGTATAGAGAATAATGCAGTCTATCATAATGGTTTTGGAATCACCTTAAGAGATAAGTACACCAACGATGAATTTAAAATTAAAGTTTTGCGGAGCCATGAAGAGTTCGCAAAAAAAGGTTGGCAATCCACCGAACATTTTAACAAGCAGTTGTTGGGACGCTTAAATAGTGGTAGGATTAAATCGAAGGATGACATATTTGACACGCTCTCTAAGCCGGTAAACTATATCGATTTAGAGACCCATAGATATGTTAAGTTTTATAACAATATTGGTATTGTCATTGACGATATCAACGGCTATCTAACAACGATAGTACCTCGAAAAACGATTAAGAAAGACTGGGTGAAGAAGTTATGACAGAGCAATTTAGAAAATTTTTAGACACAACAAATAAGTTTTTGCATGCCGATAATTTTGACGCACTTGGTTATTGCGATTATGTTGATCAATTCTGGGTGGATCATGAGGAAGATTTGGAATACTCTGCTGATCCCAATGATCGAAATGACGAGAATACTATTGTGTCACGAATATGGGAGCTCGCGGATCGATACGATGCGTGCGATGCAATAGTACAGCATGACCCGTATTGTATAAATGCCGCTAATCTAAAAAAGCAGTTAAAAGAAATTATTAAAAGTGTTTAGATTCTAATAGCCGCCGTAAGGGTGGCTTTTTTTATGCCCGAACGGAGGTGAGCGGTTATGATCCATATCAGTATCCATCAGACCGATGATGATTGCGAGATCACGATAAATGGACATGCGCAATACGCAGAGCCGGGAAAGGATATTGTTTGCAGCGCAATATCCACTTTGTTTGATACGTTGATGAGCGCTTTACAGCTATCGTCATCAGAGGTGTATGAGTATGAGGATCCACCAAAAGCAAGGATCAAAAATGTTGATGACTGGGCTGGTAGCTCAATCGACATTTTCCGGATCGGCGTGAGAGGCGTTGAAGCACAGTATCCCGATTACGTATCTGTATCAGACTGGTAGAAATTTAACTAAATTTCAGAGGAACTAATAATGTGTAGCCATAAATGGACAGTAAATGTCCAAAAAGTATATTTTGATAGAGACAACCAATGCAGGACGGAAATTAGAGTACGTACCTGCATTTTTTGTGGCAAAAAGAAAAAGGAGTTGATCAGGGTGAAAGATCCACCTTACCGGAAACTACCGAAATTTATAAAACACGACCTGAGCGATATGTAGCCGGGTCTTTTTTTATGTCCAGACGTGGACAGACTATAAAAGCTACGTGGTGACCTTAAGCTTGAGGTTCTTAATATCAAGCCCGTGTCGCATCTATTCACGACCATAAACAAGGAGGATAAAAACATGAAATCTACGAATAGAACCAAATTTTACAATTTTGCTTTGCGCAGACCTTTTAATCTGCAGCGATTCGCCGACGAGGGAGATGCAGGTTCCGACGGAACTCTAGACAACGGTGATCCAAACGACGGTGCCCCGGAAGATGGACAAGCAGATCCAGCAGAAGACAGCAAAACCCCAAAATACACAGAGGAAGATATGCAGAGGGCCTTGCGACGTAAAGCCGCCGAAGTCAACAAAAAGCGTGACAAAGAGGAAAAAGAAAAAAGTGAGGCTGAACGTCTGCGAACTATGTCCGACGAGGAAAAACGAGCTCATGAATTTAAGGAAATGCAGAAAGAACTCGCCGCCCTTAAAAATGAGAGAGCGCTTGGTGAGATGGCTAAAACTGCAAGGGGCTTATTAGCCGACAGACACATCAATGTTAGCGATGATCTGATCAAGAACCTAATAAGCACCGATGCCGAAGCTACTAAAAATGCGGTGGACTCTTTTGCAGCAGCTTTCGAAAAAGCGGTACAGGATGCCGTTGCTGAGCGCCTAAAGGGTAAAGCCCCAACTGCTGGAAGCACAAACAAAAAAATCACAAAAGAAGAAATCCTCGCTGTCAAAGACAGACGTGAACGTCAACGCTTAATCAACGAAAATATGGATCTATTCAAAACACAACAATAGGAGGAAAAGAAAATGAGATATTTAAAACGACAATTACGTAAATTTAATTTGCAGCGCTTTGCTGTGCCAACTAACACAATCGTTACCACCGATTTGGAACCAGCTATTTCCATCGACTTTGCCAGCCGTTTGGCATCAAACATCACAGAGTTGCAGCAAGTCTTAGGAATCACAGAAATGATTCCAATGGCCAATGGTACGTCTATCAAGATCTACAAGATGACTCAGGAAAGTACTCCTGCACAGGTAGCCGAAGGTGAAACCATCAATCTGACTAAGATCAATCAGAAAGTTGCTAAAACAATCGACCTTACTTTGAAAAAATTCCGTAAGGCCACAACTGCCGAGGCTATTCAGCGTTCTGGTCGTTCCTTGGCAGTTAACAAAACGGATGAAAAACTGTTGTCCGGTATCCAGGGCGGAATCAAGAAAGACTTCTACGATCTGTTAGCTACGGGTACAGGTACGGCATCTGGTACTAACTTGCAGACTACATTAAGTGCTGCTTGGGGAGCCTTGAAAAAATTCTATGTAGATCAGGACGCTACACCGATTTATTTCGTATCCAGCGATGATGTGGCTGATTACTTAGGTACGGCTCCAATCACTTTGCAGACTGCTTTTGGTATGTCTTATATCGAGGATTTCTTAGGATTGGGTACTGTAGTCGTTACGCCATCTTTGACAAAAGGTAAACTGATCGCAACTGCAAAAGAAAACTTAAACGGTGCTTACATACCTGCATCTTCCGGTGATGTTGCACAGTCTTTCAACTTGACCAGTGATTCTACTGGCATGGTCGGTATGACGCACTATGTAGTAGGTTCTAATGCCACTGTTGAGACATTGGCCATGACCGGTGTTGTATTCTTCCCAGAATTACTGGATGGCATTATCGTAGGTACAATCTCGGGGGAATAATTGGGTCTGACGTATTAACGATCCCGACTCAGGGTCAGACCCTATATGGCAAGCGAGTAAGCTCGCTGATCGGGGAAGATGTTAAGGTGCTTGCTGATGGTACGGTAACCGGTACCTTAAAGCATGTTACCGATTATACACAGTTCAACGAGGCCGTACCGGCCGAACAGGAAGGCTATTTCTTCCCATTCAAGCTCACGAAGACCGGTACTAAAATGACCTTTAAGAAAAATGGTGAGGAATCGAAAAAAGACATCGCATGGGAAGCCATGAACGTCTTTAGAGTAACTAAAACCGACACTTTTGAGGTCATTGTTGATGGTGAGTCTGTAGTAACCTTTAACTTTGCCAAAGCCACATTTGCCGAGTAAGGAGTGATATCGTATGGCGGTAATTGATGATATCAAAGCTATGCTTGGACTGACAGAGGAATCTGCTCAACTCAATACAATCGTTACGCTCACAGAGAGTCGTTTAAAGGCCCTCTTGGGCGTTGACGTTGTGCCGCAGGAGTTAGAGTATATTGAGGTCGAGATTGCCGTCAGACGGTACAACCGTATCGGCTCAGAGGGCGCTACCTCACACTCTGTAGAGGGAGAGTCGTGGTCTTTTAAAGATAATGACTTTGTCGATTTTGCCGACGATATCCAAGCATGGCGAGATAAACAAGTTGACGAGTTAAAAGGCAGGATACGCTTTTTATGAGATACGATACACCCATCTTTTTTAGAACTGTAACACCTGGTGACTATGACGAGTCAACGGGCAATTATGGCGATGACGAAGTATCCGAAACAAAGGCTATGGCCTCTGTCATGGACACGCAGACAGAAACCATGAGGCTTGTTTACGGCGATATCCGACAGGGCTCTTTGACCTTAACAATCCAAAATCACTTTGATCAGACCTTTGACAACATTCGCGTTGGCGATAAGATCTATCGGGTGGATCGTACAAGACGATTGCGAGTCAAACAGTCATTTATTGTATCGGAGGCGCAATGATGTCTAAAGGGATCTCATTAGTAGGTATGGAAAAGCTGACAGCCAAGTTACAGGACAATATGAAAAAAGAGGCGGTTAAGACGGTCATCAAGAAAAATGGATCTCGCTTACAGCAAAGTGCACAGGAGAAAGCACCTGTCGATACCGGTGTTTTGAAGAGAAGCATTATGCTTGAAATCAAAGATTCTGGTCTGACGGCAGAAAGTGAAGCAACGGTTAACTACGCCGGCTATGTAGAGTATGGCACACGCTTTATGGGGGCACAGCCTTATATGCGACCAGCTCTGCAAGAAGTCGGAAAGCAGTTTAAATCCGATATGGAAAAGTTGGTGAAATGATGGACCCACAACAGGAACTGTTCTCGGCCTTGTTGGTCGAATTAAAAAAACTAGGGTATGACGTTTATGACGGTGCGTTGCCGCCCAAAGATACGCCATACCCTTTTATATATTTGGCGGATAACCAGATCACTGATGATTTTAGTTATAAAAATGCGATATTGGCCGATGTCAGTCAGACGATACACGTTTGGCATAACAACATCCGTCAACGGGGTACAGTATCCAAGATGTTGCTTGATATAAAACGAGTAGCGTTTAAGATCACAAAGACAAAATCCTATAAATGGAATTTGAACTATAGTGATCAGCGAATCTTAAATGACGATACGACAGAGACTCCTTTATTGCATGGTGTTATTGATTTTAGTTTTAAACTTACAGGTTTCTAAGGAGGAACGAAAATGAAGAAGTTAGATTTTAAAGCCTTGAAATTGCGTCCTTTTGATCTGCAGCGTTTTGCAGAAACACTTGAAGCAGTGCAGGGTAAGAGAATCATCTATTTATACAGAATGCTAGCCGATGCGGAGACCACGGATGCAAAATCTATCGCTTTCTCGACAGAAAATGAGAACAGCTTATCCAGAGATGCGGACATTACGCAGACTAAAAGCGGACCTATCCGTACACCGGGAGCCGTTGAAACGGAGATTTCCCTAACATCGATCATGGCCAAAGGAGACGATATGATTGATAAGATCAAAAAGGCCGTAATCGATGGCAGTGTAGTAGAGTTGTGGGAAGTTAACCTTGACGAAGAAGGATCTACGGACAATGCCGGTAAATTCAAAGCCACGTATTACCAAGGATTTGTTACGGAGTTAACTCTTAGCACAAGTGCAGAGGACGCCACAGAAATCAGTATGACTTATGGTCCTAATGGAACAGGTGCTACTGGGTACGCTACGGTAACAGATGAGCAGCAAGAGTTGGCATCTTACGTATTTAAAGATACAGCTAGAGAAGGTGCATAAATAGTATAAGCAGGGCCTGAAAAGGCCCCTTATTTTTGTATAGGAGGAAAGAATCATGCAAACGATGGAATTAACGATTAAGGATAAAGTTTACAGCTTTAAAGCTGGTATTGGCTTTATGACCAAGGCCAATAAAACTCAATTTATGGTCAATGAAGGAATCCGAGTAGATGTAGGTCTGCAGCTGATGGTGGGAGGCATCATGGACGGTGATGTGCTCGCTTTACGAGATGCATTGGTGTTGATGGCAGACGGCAATCCGAAAGCGACAGAAAGTATCATCAATGGCTATTTGGAAGATGAAAGCACAGACATCGATGCCTTATTTGAACAGGTGATTGATTTTTTCAAGACGTCGAACTGTACAAAGAAGACAGTTCACAAGCTGGAAGAAGAAAAAGCAAAACGAGAAGGGAAAAACCAGTAGACTGGAACGCCTTATACGAAGAGATTGCACTCAATTGTTTTCGGTATCTAGGTTTTACTAGTCTCGACCAAGTGGATAATTTGACGTTAAAAGAGTATCGACTACTCATGAAGTCAGTCGAATTAGCTCAGATTGACAAAGAGAGATGGGCGCATTGGCAAGCTTTTCTTAATTTCGCTGTCAAGGCTGAAAAAGGAAAGGGCAAACGGGCAAGACCGAGATACAAAAACTTTGAGGATTTCTTTAACTACAAAAAAGAAATTAAAAGGGTTCTTAACGAAGGTAAGTCTGAAAAAGATGAACCTACTACAATTACTCGTTTGCGTGATTACTACGTAAATAAAAAACAGGAGGTATAACAAATGGATAGTTACACAGTCAAGGCCATATTATCCGCAGTCGATAAAGGCTTTACCTCCACGATGAAACAGGCCGAGCAAACATGTCAAAGCCTGTCAGATCGAGTAAAAAGCGGCTTGGGATTTGGTGTCCTTACGGGTATCGGGTCTCAAGCTTTTTCTTCGCTCACAAATGGTTTTAGCAATCTTATCGGAGAGATGAATGCCTCCAATGTATCCTGGAAGGTTTTCCAGGGCAACATGGAGATGTTGGGGAAAAGTTCAGGTGATATCGCCAGCATACAGGCTGAATTACAAAAGTTTGCCGAGCAGTCTATCTATAGTGCTTCGGACATGGCTACTACTTACAGCCAATTGGCCGCGGTAGGAACGAAAAACTGTACACAGCTGGTAAAAGGTTTTGGCGGTCTTGCAGCCGCAGCGGAAAACCCAACGCAAGCCATGAAGACTCTGAGCCAACAGGCCACACAGATGGCAGCCAAGCCATATGTACAGTGGATGGATTTCAAGCTTATGTTAGAGCAAACGCCGGCAGGTATCGCTGCGGTAGCTAAAGAGATGGGGAAAACCACATCTCAGTTGGTTGCTGACGTCCAGGAAGGCACGGTCAAGACAGAAGATTTCTTTGACGCGATCAGCAAAGTAGGAACGAATGATGCCTTTACTAAACTGGCAACATCCTATAAATCCACAGAGCAGGCAATGGACGGTTTAATGGAGACCATGTCCAATAAGCTACAGCCTGCCTGGAAGGCGCTAGATCAGGTAGGTATCGATGCCGTAAGTGGTTTGATTGATTTGCTTGGCCAAGTCGATGTTACAGCTTTGAGCGAGGGCATCATGGGCGTTGTCGAGGACATAAAAGGTGGCTTTAACACACTCAAAACAATAGTTACTAATGCTTGGAATGCGTTTAAGGAGACAGGAGCAATCGACTCTGCCAAAGAGGCACTAAACTCATGCAAGGATGCGATCAATAACGTGGTGACCGCTGTATCTAACAGCGGCATCATAGAGACGTTTGCACATGCCTTTGGCGAGATTGTTGACCAAGTAAGCATCGCAGTCGATAAGATTGCAGATTTTATAGCTGGTTTAGACGAGGGTACGATCAATACTTTTGCCGGTGCGATAGCCGGCCTTTTTACTGCCTATGCAGGATATAAGGTTGTATCATCGGCCACGTCAAAAATTAAAGATTTTACAAGCAACGCCAAGTCCGCTTTAAAGACTGTCAAAGATCTTTACAAAAAGATAAAAGGTGGCGGGGATCCAAAGGAGCCATCACAGACGCCTCAAGTCGATCCGGTCGAAACAAAAAATTTGAAAAACATATCGAGCGAGATCAAGGCCAAATGGGAAGGTGTAGGCAGTGTCGTTGAGTCGGTTGGTACATCCATAAAGACAGCCTTAGAGGGTGTTGGGGATGTATTTAAATCCGTAGGCACCGCCATTGCCGACGCTGCTAAAGGAATCGGTGAGGGTATCAAATCAGCCTTAGAAGGTGTCGGTACCGTAATTGAATCCATTGGTACAGCCATCAAGTCGGTATTAGAGGGTCTTGCACCGGTGATTGAGTCACTTGGTACCGCGTTGGCTACTCTAGCCAAAGGAATCGGCGAGGGTATCGCTATTGCCTTAAGAGGCTTAGGTAGTGCATTGGCCATGATCCCTCCAACGACCTGGCTGGCTATTGGCGCAGCTGCCTTAATGTTTGGTGCCGCACTTGCCTTAGTTGGATCTCAGGGCGAGGGACTGCAGATGGTACTTAATGGCGTAGCTAACGTGATCAGTTCGGTAGCGCCGATCGTACAGATTGTAGTCAACGGTATCGTCAGCGCACTAAGCTTACTGCCGGGCATTTTTGAGTCGGTGGGGAACGCCGTTAAAACCGCCTGTTCAGGCATCTCTGAGGTAGTTACATCTTTAGGTACGGCCATCAGTGATGTAGTCATATCTGTAACGGACGGTATGTCCAAGATTATTGATTCTATTGGTAATGCCATTAGTGGTGTACTTGACTCCTTGGCCAATATTATCGACTCGATCGGTGAGGCAGCACTTAACGCTGGAAAAGGCTTTAATGAGCTGTCAAAAGGTCTGGAACGTATCACTAAATTAAACTTGTTCGATATGGCCGCCTCAATGGCTGCTGTCATCGCATCGTTGGCCGGTGTTACGGCTATGTCCGGTGGATTGGCTGAGGCCGGAACCGGAATGAAACAATTTGCGGACGGAATCAAGCAAGTGAGCAAAAATGGTACAGTGGCAGCTACTGCATTGACAACGATCAACGCAGCGGTCACTCCATTATCCACAACCTTACCGCAGTTAGGTCCTCAGCTGACAACCGTCAGTGAGCAGATCCAAACGTTTGCGACAAATGCCATGCAGGCATTTACGACCCTGGCTGCATCCACAGTGAGCGCCATGACGTTTACCATGACAATGGCCATGCTTAACGCAGCAGTGCAACAGGCTACAGCCGTGTTTACGGGCTACATGCTTGTGATCACAGGAGCGGTGGCCGCGTTTGCAGGACTTGCCTCCGGAGCGCAGTCGGCTCAGGCTGCTATCAGTGGATTGACGAGCGTAGCAAGCTCTGTCGGCTCCGCATTGAGCTCTCTTGGCTCGGTAGGCAGTGCTGCCATGCAATCACTCGTCAGCTCCTTTAGAGAGGCACAGGGAGAGGCTGAGAGCGCGGGAAAAGCCATCGGTACAAACTTTACCAAGAGTGTACAGTCCGGTTTAAGGCAGTTGCCAAGTATCGCACAGTTCGCAGTTAGCTCGATGATCAGTGTCCTCAACAGCGCACAGTCCGCAGCCTATACATCCGGTGCCTATATCGGTATCGGATTGGCCAACGGTATGCGCTCTCAGCTAGGCACGGTCAGAGCCGTCGCAGCGCAGTTGGCGGCAGCTGCGGATGCGGCTATCCAGGCTAAGGCACGTATCGGCTCACCATCTAAGGTTATGGCTAAAAACGGTATGTGGATCGGTCAAGGTTTGGTCAATGGTATCGAGGGTATGTACAGTAAGGTGCATAAAGCCGCCTACGGATTGTTTGACATACCGCAGTTGTCCAATCCTAAGATGGCCTTTGCCGGTATCAACGCATCTTTAAGTGATGACTACAGTTATTACCATGATGTGCACTACACCATCGAGGTACCATTAGACGTAAATGGACGTGAGTTTGCTAAAGCGACATATGATGACTTTGATAAAGAGGGCTCTGCAAGAGCCAAGATAAAAGATCGTATAAAGGGGGTTAGATAGTCATGTACAACTTTGTAGATACCACTACAGGTCCGACCGGCGGTAAGGCACTGCCGGCCGAGGCCATGAAGTATAACGGTGTGTATTTAGAGGATGAGATACCTGGCTATCAAACCCTCTATGTCTCTGGGCGTGAACTGATGGAATCAGAAGTGCAAGAAAAGGAAATCACGGGAATCGATGGGTCTGTCTATTACGGCAAGACCTATCCACCTCGTACCATTACCATCGGCTATCAGCTGATCGCAAAAGACAATGCTGCTTTCCGATTGGCCTTTAATAAAATGAATCAGATCTTGTCTGCCGAACAAGTGCAGATCATCTTTGCAGACGAGACAGACAAGTACTTTATTGGTACCAAAGTCGGCAACGAAAAGCCTGACCCAGGTATCAATTCCGTGGTCAGCGAGTTTGAGATCTACTGCCCCGATCCTCGTAAATATGCGACTACGCTTAAAGAGTTTACGGCAAGTCGCAATGAGGAGGGTATCCTGGAGGCCATAATTGATAATGATGGCTCTATGCCGGCCTGTATCGATTACGAGATCATCAACCGACAGGACAATGGCTACATCGGTATAGTCGCCGAATCAGGAGTCATGGAATTTGGAAAGCGTGAGGAGGTAGACGGCGAGACGTACAAACAAAATGAAACACTGCTACACCTCTCTGATTTTATCTCTGCACCCGATGATGTAGGCGGTCATGATGCCATGCATCCGCTTTATGGTACGGATGGCACACTGACCACAAAGACCTGGTTTGGGACACAGTTTCTAACCTTAGGCACACCAGGCACGATCAAGGGTGATGCCAATGGTGGATTGCGTACCGTGACCATACCGGTTGACTCCGAAGGCGAGGCAGGATGTAAAAACTTTTACGCCTACTTCCACCTCATTTTTTATGCCGGACTAATGGGACAGACTGGTGAAATGTCCATATCCTTTTTAACGGAAGATGATGAGCTCATTTGTGGTGTTAACTGGCATAAGGGCGATATCTCTGGCAATACGGCCTACTATGATTTAGTTGTCCACAATCCGGATGCCAAGCCAACAGATAAGATGGCCGGTAAGGTGGTCAAGATGTATGAGTACACCACAAGCCACTTGCAGACACAAAATCCGTGGTATTGGAATTGGGGTCATTGTGATATCAAAAAAGAGGGCTCAAAAATCCAATTCTTTTACTGGGGTGGATATCCGGCGTACAACATCCCGGAAGTGGAAAATATGGTCTGTAAAAAGATCCAAATAGCATGCAAACAGTGGGGCAACCGTAGCGGCAACCAACTGCTGACCAACTTTGGATTCGATGTCTTTAATTTCCAAAAATTAAATGTCGAAAAACGGCGAGACGTGCCGAATCGATATAGCGCGGGATCAACTGTCAAGATCGATGGCGAGTACGCCAAGATCTACGTTAACGATATGCCGAAACAGGATGATGAGATCGTGGGAACCCAATACTTTAAAGCACCACCGGGTGAGTCCAAAGTGCGTTTTTATATGTCGTCTTGGGTTACGCAAGATCCAACCATCACAGTACGCATCAGGGAGGCATGGCTATAATGGAGAATGTAAGAATTGCCATCTTAAGCGCAGATGATACCGTCTGCGCTTTTTTAGATAACTCAGTCGATAAATGTATGCCGTATTGGGATGAGGTACTACATACCTACTTACAGGGCTCACAGTACACCTTCGAGTTACGGACATTGGCAGATCATGATGATGCACAGTTTATCGTCGAGGGCAATCACTGTAGCTTTAGGTATAAAAATCATGACTATTACTGCACCATCGTGCACGTGGAAAAGTCGGAACATGAGATCTATATGCAGGCTTATGGTCTGACATTGGAACTCACCAATGAAACGGTCGATAGCTTTAGCGGCACGTCGTTAAGTATTGTGCAGTATATACAGCACTATCAATTTGAAAATACCTTTGTCATCGGTGTTAACGAGGTATCGGATAAACGCATCAGTCATGAGTGGACAGGACAGGAAACCATCCTTGCCCGACTGTTTAGCACGGCCAATGTGTTTGATGCGGAATTGGAGTTTATCACAGAGTTAAACGATGATTACAGTCTTAAACAGATCACACTCAACATCTACCGCAAGCACTCTGATGGCTATCAGGGTATTGGTGAGGATAAGAGCGGTACGATCATCCGCTATGGACAGGGTATCGAGGGCATTACAAAAACCTCTGATATCACAGAACTCTACACTGCTATCCGGCCAACCGGTACAGATGGATTAACGCTTACCGGTTTGGGTGATAAAAAAGAGTATGACGCTGACGGAAACTTGGAATTTTGGCACGAGGCCAATGGTCGAGATATCCGGGCCATGCAGTCAAGAGAAAGATTCCCAAGCCTGGCGATGGGCGCAGACAATGACCGTTGGATCGCCTACATGTGGTCCTACGAAACGGACAACGTCAACATGCTTTATGGCCAGGCTCTAGCCGAGCTCAAGAAAAACTGCGTGCCTAAAAACTCTTATGATGTACAGGGTTACATCGATGGCAACATTGGTGATACCTATACCATCGAAGATGCAGAGTTTAACCCAACTTTGTATCTGCAAGCTCGTATTGTGGAGCAACAGATCTGCTTCACAGATCGTACTAAGTGCTCAACGGTACTCGATAACTTTACGGAAATCGAGAGTCAGATCAGTGGTGACCTGCTGACTCAGATGCAGGAGATGATCAACGCAAATAAAACCTATCAATTGGTCGTATCCTCAAGCAATGGACTGATCTTGCCAGAGGGTGTAGATCATACGGTGCTTACCGCATATGTGAGAGATAAGTCACAGGACGTAACGAGTAACTTTACGGTTAACTGGTACAAAAACAGTGCGCTAGTTTATACCGGTACGTCTCTCAGCGTATCTCGCGAGAGCTTAAATCCAAGCGCGGTTTACAGGATTGTGGCGGTTGACGCCAATGGCCAGACACGAGCCATGACGGAGATCACGCTTGCAGCGGTTACGGATGGCGAGTCTATCACCATTACCAATCAAGTGATCACCTACCAGGTATCCGACAGTGGTACAGCGATCCCAACAGGTGAGTGGCTTTCGGAGGTGCCAGAAGTACCGCCAGGTAAGTATCTATGGGTACGTACAGTCATTACCTATAGCGATGGTACAAGCGTAACGCAACACTCTGTATCACGCTTTGGAGTTGATGGCTCTGACGGACAGGACGGTACCAGCGTAACGATCATATCTCAATCTGTAGTCTATCAGGCTCATACGTCAGGCATTGTAGTACCAACCGGTCAATGGTCCGATACGGTACCCAATGTAGCGCCGGGCATGTTTTTATGGACAAGGACAACTGTTACGTACAGTGATGGTGAGCAGACCGTAGCTTACAGCGTGTCCCGCAGTGGGGCAGACGGACAGGATGGGCGAACATCGTATTTTCATGTCAAATACTCGCCGGTCGAGAATCCGGCCGCATCACAAATGACGGAGCTACCGGATAAGTACATCGGTACGTATGTGGATTTTGTCGAGCAGGACAGTGACGATCCATCCGATTACACCTGGTCAAAGTTTGAGGGTTCGGACGGTGCTAACGGCACTCCTGGTACTAACGGCGAGGATGGCAAGACAAGCTATCTGCACATTGCCTATGCTACCAGTGCCGATGGATCTAGTGGATTTAGTACCACGGATAGCACAAACAAGACCTATATCGGTCAGTACGTGGACTTTGAAGTGGCGGACAGTACGGACCATACCAAGTACTCCTGGAGCAAGATCAAGGGCGACAAAGGGGATACAGGTGCAGATGGAGCGGATGGAGCTGACGGCGTGGGTATCCAATCTATTACTGAGTACTATGCCGTATCAACATCTAACAGTACCACTCCTACCTCATGGAGTACAGATGTGCCGACAATGACACCGACTAACAAATATCTATGGAATTATGAAAAAATCACATATACCAACGGCCAGTCCAAGGATAGCGCCAAACGTGTGATTGGTGTGTACGGTAACACCGGGGAAAAAGGTGAAACCGGTGATACCGGACCAACGGGGCCTGCCGGTAACGGAATCAAGTCGATCACCAATTACTACTTGGCAAGTGCATCCTCAAGTGGTGTCACGACATCCACATCCGGATGGACGACTACACCACAGACCACGTCAACGTCTAAACGCTATCTGTGGAGCTATGAGCTGATTACCTACACCAATGGATCCTCGACCAAGACCACGCCGGTGATCATCGGCACTCACGGAGCCACCGGGGCGCAGGGAGAACAAGGGATACCGGGAGAGGACGGTAAGGACGGTACATCGATTACGATTACATCAACCTCTGTTACTTACCAGGTATCCACAAGTGGCACTACCGTACCAAGCGGTACATGGTCATCGACCATACCGACAGTATCCGCCGGTCAATATCTATGGACACGTACGATTGTCAATTACTCAGACGGTAAATCCACAACGTCTTACTCGGTATCGAGATTTGGAGTGGACGGTGCGGATGCAGATCAACCTTTGCGACTAATCATCGAGTCCTCAGCCGGACAGATCTTTAAAAACAGCGGTATCGCAACAACGCTAAAAGCAAGAGTGTATCAAGGCAATGACGAGTTAACGGAGTCCGAGATCACAGCGATTGGGGCGGTCAAATGGTACCGCAACAATGAGACATCTGCTGTGTCCACGGGGCTAACTCGTGTGATCAGCGAGGGGACGGAAGAAAGTACGGTAACCTACCGTGCACAATTGGAGGCGTGATAGTATGGCAGAGTTAAAACCGACAGGACGTAACATATTGCGTAATACACAGACATTAGGAAGCGGATGGGAAATACCATCAGGCGGGACTAAGTCAACAGTAATAGATGGCTTTAATGTCTATGTTGGAAATTATAGTGATATGCCAAGTGGAGACTACAGAGACTGTATTTACAGAGATGCACTAGATCCTCTACAAAATGTGGAATACACTCTGTCTTTCTGGGGAAAAGGAAATGGCATTATACAGTGCTATTTATATCCGAGCGCAATTGTTAAAGCCGTTAATAGTCAGGGCATAACGGTTACATGGGGTAGTTCTGGCGGAGATGGCCGAATCCCTTTTACTCTGACTGATCAGTGGCAAAAATATTGGGTGACCTGGACGACATCGAAAGTAGTGGCTGGAAAGAAAAGCGTTATCGTATGCAGACAGGAATCGAATATTACAGGACATGCGACAGAGGCTAGTATATATGGCCCAAAACTTGAATTAGGTAGTAAGGCAACGAATTGGACGCCGGCTCCCGAAGATTCTCTGTCGGGGGGGTACTAATATGATATTAGCCTTTGATGTCATTACCCTTGCCACCGTTACCGATGTACAGGGGATCTACCGCTTTTATCAGTTGGCTACGTCTAAGCCGTCCAAACCAACGACCTACCCACCGGCGAGTGCATGGTCTGACGAGATGCCTGGATATCAGCTTGGCAATCAGGACAGTCTGTATTTTGTCGATGTCACGGTCTTTAATGACTTGACCTATCAGTATGGCGATGTACAGTTATCGACCGATTACGAGGCCGTCAAGGCTACATATGCCGATGCCTTGCAGCAGATTGCCAACGCCGAAAAACAGATGCAGTCGGAAATCCAAAAGACGAGTGAATCTATTCGGACGGAGGTATCCGAAGATTACTACAAAAAGGATCAGACGGATGACCTGTTAGGTACGATATCAACTGCACTGGAACAAACCAAAGACAGCTTTACGATGCGGTTTAACAGCTTTCAGGCTGATTTGGAAAATGTAAACGCTGATAACTCGGCCAAGTTCCAGGAGCTTTATCAGTATATACGATTTAAGGGCGGATCGATTGAACTTGGAGAAACAGGGAACACTATCACCCTGACCATCGAAAACGACCGCATATCCTTTAAACAGGCAGGGCAAGAAATAGCCTATATGTCAAATAACCAACTCTATATTACCGATGCGAACATAGTTACAAGCCTTTGTATCGGTAATTTTATTTTCAGTCCGCGCCCTAATGGGTCATTGGACTTTAAGAAGGTAGGTGCATAGTATGCCAGTAACACAGACTACAATTAACATACCTTACTGGTTGACTAATGGCCCCGGTTGGCAGACATCCAATCAGGGGTCATGTCGAGTTACCGTAACACGTAATTACGGAGATAGTCATGCTACGATATCGACGTATTGGGGATACTGCTCTCCCGGTGGATCGCAGGCATCCGTTAACTGTATCATCAATGTAAATGGTACGGTCCGTAATGAGCAGCTGTTTGGACCTACTGTCCATAGCGTCGGTGCCTGGTACTACGCTAACGGATCAAGCTTTACGGTGCCTGTATCGGACAGTGCAGGATCGGTAAGTATCTCAGTCTATATGATCGTCAATGCCGGATCTAGTGGTCAGCAATCAAGTACAGCTAGTGGATCATTAAGCTATGACTCGCGAGGCGAGACCACACCGTCAGTCAATAAGACATCGGCCGATATCGGTACGTCAGTTACGATCACGACCAAACCTTACGTGTCGTCATTTAGCCACAAGTTGTACTACTCTACGAATGGCGGTAAGTCTAAAGTATCCATTGGTACAGTGGCATCCGGTACGACCACTAAGTCATGGACGATACCAACGTCATTGGCCTCACAGATACCAAACGATACGTCTATGCTAATCAGGATTGTATGTGAAACCTATAACGGATCAAGTAAAGTCGGCGGTGATAAGACGTGTACTTTAACAGCGAAAGTACCGTCAACGTACAAGCCATCGATATCAAGTGTATCGATCAGTGAGGCTACAGCAGGTCTAGCCAGTCAGTTTGGCGTTTACGTACAAACCAAATCGACCTTAAAGATCGTGACCTCCGCATCCGGATCTAACGGATCTACTATCAAGAGTGTCAGCGTATCGTGCGACGGGTTTACCTACTCTGGTACGACCGTTACAACTGGTACTTTGAGTACGTCTGGTAATATCTCGATTGTGGTTACCGCAACGGATAGTCGAGGCCGTACAGCCACAAGTACAAAAACAGTCAATGTAGTAGCGTATAGCACTCCTGCCATCACGCAGTCAACCGTTACACGAGCCAACAGCTCCGGTACGGCGAGTGATGAGGGTACCTATGCGCTTTTTAATTACGCGTATAATATCACTAACGTAAACAACCGTAATACCCATACGTTTAAGATCCAGTACAAAAATGGATCATCCTGGACAACGCTTGTCACCTATACCGACTATGCTAAGAGTGACAAGTATCTATCCACAAGGACGTTTGACGTTAACAGCGCCTTTGATTTTAGATTTGTGGTAACCGACTATTTTGGCAGTTATACGATCGAAAAATCTATCGACATCAGTTTTGCGCTCATGAACTTTGGAGCCAATGGCCATTCAATGGCAGTCGGTATGCAGAGTCCTAATGACAGCTACTTTGACCTTAACTTACCAGCTCGAATCCGGCAGGCCATCAATCTGATGGGTAATTTGACACTAGGTACGTTGGCCAAACAGGCCATAGGTAAGTTTATCTATCCGGTTGGCTCGGTCATCAGTAACACGACCGGCACAAACCCTGGTACCCAATTTGGAGGTACGTGGAAGCAGTTCGCACCTGGACGATTTTTAATAGGAGCCGGCACGGGAAATGATGGTAGTACAAGTATGACTTATACTGCCTTATCTGAGGGCAGTGAGTACTATCATATATTAAGCGCGGATGAGCTTGCACCACATAATCACCCGGCTAACAACTTTGTGATCAATAGCACTGGAGGCAACCATATAAATGTCGGATCCGGAAGTGGCATAGTTTCCTACTGGACTAATAGTAATGCTCACACAGATATGTCAAAAGGTGGAAAAGCACACAATAACACTCCTCCCTATAAAAGTGTGTACTACTGGCGAAGAGTTAGCTAACCCGATGCCAATAGTAGACAACCTTGTAAGGCGGGGTGTTGTTATGAGCTTTACCCTCGCCTGAGTATTGTACGGCCTGTCTGTATGCAGTAGTTCGGGCTACCGTGTTGGCATAACCACCATAGACTTGCTCATTGATGGCGTAAGCATCATTATACCCACCAACTACCGCATTATCAGTGCCGAGAGTTTGAGCGTGCTTGTGCTTGCCGTTTTCGTCAGCAGTTAATTTATGGTAATACTCGCCACCCGTTCCATTGGCCGTAAAAGTCATACTTACGCAGTACGCCGCCAATAGTACACGCCCTCATATGGCGGTAAA